AAAAAAACGATACATACTACACATCAAGGACAAAGGCAAAGACGAACCGATGCATTGTGATAAGATCAAGCCTGTTGGTGTTGAACTTGTTAAAATCACCATGTCAGACACGATCAAAAACATGATCAAAGAAGTTGTTGTTGCAATTCTCAATACAAAGAACAGAGAAAAGACGCTCGATGTATATCGAAAGATATTTGAACAATTCAAAACTTTACCGGTCGAAGAAGTTGCGTTTAGATCTGCTATTAAAACGTATGATAAATATGCGCCACTTGCTATTGGATTTGCAAAGGCGAAAAGAACGCCAGTAGCCGTTGCGGGTGCTATATACTACAACAATCTACTTAAAGAATATAATCTGACATCTACATACGAAACTCTGCGCGCAGGTGATCGTGTTAAGTGGGTATATTGTACACCCAATAATCATTACAATATTAGCAACATAGCATTCACGGATAAAATACCATCAGAGTTCGTTGACATTCAAACGGATTATGATAAAATGTTCAAGACAATCGTTACACCAGCCATCGAACGTTTGTTTGAGTGTACTCATTGGAAGATGGTTGATTTGCAAGCAGAATACACTGTAGACCTCCTTGATTTCTTCAAGGAATAGTCTAAGTTATTATAAGGAGAAATTAGTATGTCGAATATAAATTTAGTATCATTTTTAGACGCAGCACAGCGTACAATTATCGGAGAACAGCTCGAGGATAATGGTGTTGAAATCACCATTAAGAATCCTGTAGTGGTTAATATCGTGCCTCAGTATGATGAACGTGGTGCACCCACAGGACAAATGGCATTGCAGTTGCTTCCCGTTTACTTCCGTGAATTCCAGGGAGAAAAGAAAAATCCCGCAATTTTCAAATATCCAAAATCACAAACAACTCAGATTTCGTTTGAGGGTGGATTTGATTTTCGTTTATATGGACAATATGAACACATTTTCAACCCACAGGGAGCAGAGAAAGCCAGCCCCGCAATCGCATCGAATCCTGAGACAGCTCCTGTATTGAAATTATTTGAGGTATAACATGGCCAAAGTTAAAGAATCAAAAGAGGACAAGGACGAGAAGAAGAAGATCACGTCTATATTTGACGGTCTTCGAGAACTCAATCCATATGGAGCACTTCTTTCCGAGAGCGCTTTATCTATTGTGGATGAATGGACAGATACCGGATCATATGCATTAAATGCAATTGTATCTGGTTCGTGCTTCAAGGGCATTCAGAACGGTCGCGTAGCGGTTATAAGCGGACCTTCTGGTTGTGGTAAAACACTTTTCGCGATGAAGATTGTTGGTAATCATTTGAAGAAAGATCCCAGAAATATTGCGGTTATATTTGATTCAGAAATTGCAGTTGACAAACAGACAGCAGTAAATCTTGGAGCAGATCCTACTCGCATTCACCATTATCCTGTTAAGAGTGTAAACGAAGCACGTAATCAGTCTTTGAAGCTTTTGAACAATATTGCGGAAATGGGATTACAACGAAGAGTTATGATTGTTATAGATTCTTTAGGCCAATTAGTTGGTACTAAGGAATTACAAGATGCAGAGAAGGACAAAGACGCCGTAGATATGGGTCTTCGTGCTAAGGAGCTTAGAAGTTTCTTACGTGTCATTACATGGCCTGCCGCCATTGCAAAAACGTCCGTTATTTGTACAAATCATACATATAAGGATCCTATGGCGATGTATGAATCTGCTGTTCAGAATCAGTCTGGTGGTGAAGGTCCTACTTACGCAGCGTCTCTTATTATTCAGTTAGGATTCAAGCGTGAGAAGAATGAGAAGGATTATGAGCACGAGGAAATTATTGCGATCGCTAAAAAAGTGGGTGGTATTACAATGCACGCACTGACGATTAAAAATCGCTTCATTCCGCAAATGCTTACAACGGATCTATATCTTAACTTCAAAACGGGATTGGATCGTTATTCTGGATTGTTTGATATTGCAAAGTCTCTTAACGTGTTCTCAGGCGGCACCAAATATGAGATTGGTAATACTATGTTGGGTTATCGCAAGGATTTTGAAAAAGATCCTGATGTGTGGGACAAAATCATTTTGCCTGTGCTGGAGCCGCTGATCAATAAGGAATTTTCATTCCACTCAGACGCAGATGATCTCTTAAAAGAGGTTGCAGAACTCGAAAAATTAGCTACAATAGAAGAATGAATAATTTGAATATAGTAGCACCAGCTGATCAGATTTTAACTATACCAAAGGGATATTTTGTATGTGGGTGTGATTTGGATGCAATTCCACCCACATACAAAACAAAATAAAAGAATCATTGGGGGATATATGAATAAAATATTAGTATCACACGAATCACCGATAGAATTATTAGAAGATTCGAGATTGTATAATGATTATGATTATGCATTAGTACATTTATTTGAAGAAATACCAGAATATTATAATTTTTTCAAAACAGGAAAAAAATTAGGTAGAATGATATTACTAGATAATAGCATATTTGAATTGGGTGTGGCTTTTGATTCTGATAAATTCGCCGAAAAAATCATAGACTTACAACCAAGCGAATATATAGTACCTGATGTATTTAATAATTGCGAAGAAACAATTATACAATTTGAAAAATGGTTGGATAAATATGGTGATTTGCCCGGTAAAAAAATAGGCGTGATTCATGGCAATAATATACCAGAATATATTGAATGCTATAAATATATGTCAGCAAAGGCAGATAAAATTGCCATTAGTTTTGGTTATGATTTTTATAAAAATTATGTATTACATCCCAACAATTCGACCAATTATATGTTAGGAAGAATATCACTAATATCATATTTATTGCATAATGAGATAATAAATACTAAAATGCCACATCATTTGTTGGGGTGTGGGAATCCGTTGGAATTTTCATTTTATGATAAAAAACATCATGCATTTATAGAATCTATTGATACATCATCACCTATTGTACATGCAATATTAAATATTAAATATAGCGAAGATATGTGTAATTGGGAAAAACGAGATATTAAATTAGTGAATTTAATACACACACCAAAACACCAAATAAATGCAGACATATTACAATATAATTTAACCCAATTTAAAAAATTTATTAAATTCTAGTGAGATTTACGGTACCAGAAGAATAAGTAATTATATGAAAAGATATATATTCTTCTATAGAACTACAAACATCATTAATGGCAAATTGTATTATGGTGTGCATTCAACCGATAATATCGATGATGGATATATAGGTTGTGGTATTAAAAGAGGAAATCCACCCAAGAAATCTTTTTTATTTCATCGAGCGGTCAGAAAATATGGATATAAAAATTTCAAAACAGATATATTAATATTTTTCAATACTATTGAAGACGCATATCTATATGAAAAGTGTTTCATCACCAATGATTTATTAGCATTGGGAAACGTATATAATACCAAACTGGGCGGAGAAGGCGGCAGATGGAATATATTATTGCGACAAAAACACATAAAACTGGGAACATATAAAAAAACAAAAACGACAAAAGCCAAAATGACAACAGCAGCTTTAAAACGTTTCGAAAATGAAGACGGCACTTTCAAGGGAAAACGACACACAAAAGAAACGCGCGCCAAAATGAGCGCGAATAATACAAACAGAGGAAGAATTTTGTCAGACATTGAGAAATTGGAAAAAAGTAAAGCAACAAAACGTGGTTGGCAATTACGTTTATCAAATCCATATGAAATGCAAAAATGGTCAGATCATTTAAATAATATCAGGCAATTTAGTTTTAAGCGCGCTTTAACCGATGAACAAATCAAAGAAATAAAACACATATATACCGGAAAACGCGGACAGCGTGCAATTTTAATAAAACAATATAATATAAGTTATGGTGTTTTAGAGCGAATATTAGGTAAAAGTTTTACACATATCAAGGAATAATTATGCCAAGAATAGCAATAAGCGGAAGCCATTCAACGGGTAAGAGTACAGTCATTAATGCATTGAGAAAAATACCCAGCATTGAGAAGCGTTTTACAATTAAGACTGAAATTCTTAGAGATCTGAAAAAGACAGGAATTAAGATTAATGAATATGGCACAGATAATACGCAATTAATCGTAACTGCGAAACATCTTGAATATGCTACAATTCCCAATACGATATTAGATCGTTGCTTGTTGGACAGTTTAGTCTATACTGCATACCTTTACGAAAAGGGACAAGTAAAGAAAAGTACAATGAAAGTGGCTGAAACTGTTTTTGAAAATGTGCGATATGATTTGTATTTTTATATTGCACCTGAATTTGATATTGTTCCAGACGGTATTCGAAGCGAGAATACTGAATTCCGAGATCGTATTGCAGAATTGTTTGAAGAATATATGCTTTCTTATAAGCTGGAAGCAATTCGTCTAACGGGTACTGTTGATCAGAGAGTAACTATATTTACCGATACTCTCGCCGCCTATGATAAGTGGATGGCAAATGAAATCAAAGAACGCGAAGCATATATGGCAAGCGTCGCAGCACCGTTGGGAAACTAATGAATGTCAAATGTCACAAAGAAACTGGATTACGATTTATTTGAATATATAGTTGCACTTAACTGTACAGTCAACGATCTATACACAACTACGGTTGTCGATGTTCTTAAACCTGAATATATTAACAATCTTCACATTCGTGATTATCTAAATATCATATTTGATTTTTATAAGACACATCAAACACTTCCAAATGCAACTGAAATCAAAACGTATCTAAACACAGATGAACTAAAAACATCATACAAAGATGTTGTTCGTAAATTTGCAACATTAGACACAGTATATAATTTTGACGAGCTCATCGTAAACACACAACAGTTCTTAAAAGAAAAGGCGGTATATGCAGCTGTCAAATCAACAGTCAATACATTTACGGAAGACAGCGGATCACAAGACACCGAAGAGATTTTTAAATTATTTGACGAAGCTTGTAATATAAGTTTGGTTGATAATTTGGGTTTTGATTATTTCAATCGAATAGATGACCATATAGCGGATTTGAAGTTAGTGGATAATTTCATACCAACCGGATATCCATGGTTAGATAAAATGCTTGGTGGTGGATGGTTGGAAGGTGGACGTGCTTTGTATATGTTCCAGGGTGCAACCAATGTAGGCAAATCTATTGTATTGGGTAATTGTGCATCTAAATTACTTGAACGCGGAAAGACTGTGGTTGTGATTTCATTAGAGATGCCTGAGTCGCTCTATTGTAAGCGCATTAGCTCGCAGCTATCCCGTATTCCATTTGCTAGTCTTAAAGCGGATACCGAACAGCTCAGCAGATATTTAAACAGCTTCAAACAAAGAAATCCTTCATCGAGATTGATAATGAAGGAATTTCCACCCAGTAGTATAAATGCAAATACCATTAAAGCGTTTATCAAGAAACTTATTACTAAGATGCATATCAAGCCAGATGCTATTGTGCTTGACTATTTGACATTATTAATGGCTATTACACCAACCGGTAGCATGTATAGTGATGGTAAGTCCATAGCAGAAGAAGTGAGAGCGCTTACATATCCTCAAAATTTCGGATGTCCTATTATTAGTGCTGGTCAGATTAACAGAACCGGAATGGCAGAATCTAATCCTGAATTGGATAAAACTGGCGAAAGTATCGGTATTCCACAAACTGCAGATGCCGTATTCTCTTTGTGGCAAACCGAAGCAGAAAAGGAATTGGGCATTCTTAATTTTGGCATACGTAAAAGCCGATTCGGTGTCAATTTCGGAAAGCGTGCTTTTAGAATAGATTATGATACACTAG